AATACGGCGGAATAATCTGGGTTTCGGAAGTCAAACCCTTCAACCATTCATGAGATCCTGGTACGCCTTGGCCGCGTCTTGCGGGCTCATGTCGGCCGACACCTTGGCGGTCACCGACTGCTTTACCTCGGTCTTGTCAGCAAGCCCCAGATCGCGGGCGATGATATTAGCGTTCAGCAGGTCGGCAGCAGCGCCGGCGAACTTCTGAGAGCGGATGACGCTTTCCGCCTTTGCAACGACTTCCGAAAAATCGTCAACATTCCGCCACTCGTACCAAGTCGAGACGGCGATATCAAGAAACAGGCACAGCCCATCAATGGTCATCGCCCGCATCTTCGCGACCGGTTCTTGCACCACTTCGCCCTGGTAAGAAAACGCCTTCATCTCATACAGCGGGTTATCCTCGACCCACTGGAAATATTCGCAGCACGCCTCCCACAAGGCATCGGCGGACGCGAACAGGCGCGGTCGCCCTACATTGGTTCGCGCCTTCCAGAATTGATTGCCGGGTAAGAAGCTCATGTTACCTCCGTGGATGTCTCCACCCGATCATAGCACCAAGGGGTGGGGAGTGCATCACCAGGGCGCGGAATGGGGAGGGGATTATCATCCAGAGCGCAATGAGAACATTCTGGACATTGCACACCTTATTGCGCACCGTCTGAAAGCCGCGCCCTAGAGCTGTCCCAGCAAACGAAGCGGCAAAAGTGCGCAATAAATGAATTTACTCCCCCTATACCCCATATTTTTATATTTCCTACCCCATACCCCTTTTTTTATATTTTCCCCACTGTAGCCAATTTATCTATTATATTGCACACTTGCACACTTTTAGGGGGTATATATTAGTAAAATCAGGCACTTAGCTGGGTGCGCAATAAGGTGCGCAATGTCAAAACTCTGCACATTGCGCACCTTGGTTGTCAAAAAGGAACAAAATCAGGGTCGTCGTGAAATGCCTTTGTTTCAGATCGCGCATCCGCCGCGCTAACCATATCGGCCTTGTGCCACACATAATGCAGCTTCCCTGTTTTCTGCACCTTCACCCGCTTACCGTCAATTTGCTCATATCCCATCTCAAGCAATATGGCACTTATGGCCCTGGTCTTCGGCAACTCGATACCCTCGGCACTGCAAAGTGCGTTCAACCATGTCACGTCAAGGATTCGCTCATTGATGACGGGGCATTCAAACTGTGCAATGGCGTCTTCCAACGTCAGCCTCTCGGGCGACATACCTACGTCCATCATCATCTGCTTGGCGCGTGTCTCAGGGGCGCGGCCACGCGGACTGAAGTGGTCGCTGATCTGGCGATTGGCAAAGAAGTGCGCCACAGCGTCCGGGCGCGCCTCAAGGTCACTAAACAGCGCATCAAAGTAGTTTTCCGCCCCAACCTTGCCGCCCAGCTCTCGATATAGCTGCTCTTCACTTTGAACCCTGGAGAACATGACACAGTAGCGCCGGTCACCTGCTGCAAGGGGTAATGCGTCCTTGTGGTTGGTTAGCATGAAATAGCTGGTGAAGTTGGGCACGGTGCGGTGATCGCGGCCCTTTTCCTCAATCTGAATCGTGGGGTTAGAGATAAACGGCTTGGTTCGGTCCATGACCTCATATTTATTCTGCCCACTGATGCGCACTTCTTCGACCACAACAACCAGCGAGCCGAACGCCCATGATGTGAACCGCCCAGCAATTGCAGACGGGTCAAGGTTAGTGACCAGATCGCCCATCAGTGCCTGTAGCATCACGGCAAAATAGCTTTTGCCGGTACCTTGCGCACCTTGTAACAGCATTGCCCAATTAACGCGCTGACCTGGGTTCTGGTAAACGAACGTCAGCCAATCAAGCAAAATAGTCTGTTCACGCTCATCCTCAAGCGTAAACGCAATATGCTTGAGTAATCTGTCAACAACGGCCCGTCCTTCTTCATCCAAAGACTCTGCTGGTGGCACGCCCTGCTTGCGGTAGATGTTGAGCATGGGCTTGCCCTGGTACTCGATAATCAAGTCGGCGCCGGGCCAGAATATGCTGTTGACCACGGTGGGTATCTTGCAATCCACCAGCGCAAAGGTCGAAGCGGGTTTTTCTGCAACAACGACCTCTTCCATACGGTCAAACTTGGCGTTAAATGCTTCTCGCTTGATTGAGTAATTGAGCCGGGTGTTGGCGAACTCACACGTCTCTTCAACATACACCCATTCCTCCACCCATTCGGGTCGCTCGGTTTCGTCAACAAAAACGCCTTTGCTTTTCGGCGGCATAATAGCGTCAACAATGGCCGACTTGGTGATGCCCACGTCCTTGCCGTAGCTGTCATACACTTCTTTTGCTATGCGCTGTCTCTGATCCTTCGCAAGCGCGCTTAGTGGTACCTTACGCAGCTTGGCCTTTAACGCCTCGTACTCGTCCGCGTTGGTTACATCTGCGCCCTTGGTCGCCCACGACTCGGCAATGTCAGCAGCGATAGCCTGGCGTCCACCGGCGCGGTGTATAACGTAATCAAAGCGGGTAGGTTTGGCGATGTGTTCGCGCTTGCCGAAACTGGGCCATTTTTTGCGGCATTCTTCAATGTCAAAATGGCTCGACTCTCTGGACCATTTAACCCACAGCTTGAAGCCGTCGTTACTACCACCCGTCTGATGGTGCAGGGCCATGCCCACCTTAGCCCAAGGCTCGTAACTCTCAAGGTCGGACGGTGGCAGGCGTTGTAGGTAGTACCACATTTGCTGCAAGCTCAAGTCATCAAGCGGTTGCGAGTTTACCGCCTGCTCAAGATCAAAAACGCCTTCCGACGATTCGCCGGTCAAACCACCATTGATCTTTTCGATAACCTCAATGGGTAGCTCGGGGAAGTCCTCTTCGGCAATGGCCTCTGGCATCCCGATCATCGTCAGGTCTGTGTACCCATCGCCTGTGCATAACCATCCTTTACCAGCGCATCGAGTATCAAAACCCGATATGCCGAGCAGGCTATCGCCCTGGTGTACAGTCGCGCCTTCCGGCAACGTAAAACAATAATGCTCGCCGCCAGACACTGTGCGCTGCAATTGCGCGTTGTCCCAATCCAGCGGCACGCCAAGCACCGCATCGACAATCTCACGCGTGACACCTTTGTAAGTGTCCAGGTCAATCACCACACGACCCTGAGGGACAACCACACCGACGTTGGCCGAGTGGGCGATAACATGGGGTTCGGCCTTGTAAACCTTCCAGTCCTCGCCCTTGGGTATGGCAGGGCTTTTTCGCCACTTGTCCTTTTTTGAATCATAGACCTTGCGGACAGGAAACACCTGAATATCAGCGGCCATCATTTGCGCCACCTTGCAGCATCGCGGCTGCCTTGAACTTGCCATTGCTGAGCACTTCTATCTGCACGGCCCTTGCTGGTGGGATTCGGTTGTGCTTGAGCCACTGGCTAACGGCTGGCTGGCTTACGTCCAACAGCCTGGCCGTCTCGGCCACGCCGCCGAAATACTCAACGATCGTTTTTATCATGCTGGTTTACCTCGGTTGTCTTGACTGGGTGTTAAGCATAGCTTATCTTATCGGCTCCAACAAACGCAAAGAGGAAGCTCAAAATGCTGGAAACTAAACTGGAAGAACTGAAAGCCGAACTGTCGGAACTGCGCGCCGTGATCGTCGAACTGACAAGCGCTATGCGCAGCGCCCCCGCGTCAACCGCTGCGCCCGTCGAAGCAAAAACAGAGTCCGTGGTTGAGATGATGAAGGCTGAGCTTTCAAAGCCCGATCATGTCGAAATCAGCCGCGAAGATCTCCAAGACCTGTGCATGACCATCGTGCGCAATGACCGGTCGAAGAAAGCGGATGTCAAGGCCACCATCGCATCGTTCGGCGGTGCGTCAACGCTAAAGGATGTTGCTGATTCAGACCTTGTCGCGCTCAAGGTGGCGCTGGAGGCGCTACAATGACATCTCACGCGAAACTCAGCGCCAGCGGCTCGCACCGCTGGGCGCACTGTCCCGGCAGCGTAAAGGCTGAAGAGGGCATAGCCGATAGACCGAGCATCGCAGCGGACGAAGGGACCGCCGCGCACGAGTTGGCCGAGCTGGTGCTGACTCGAGGTGGCGCGTGCCACGATTGGATCGGCAAACCTTTAATTGAAAGCAACGCGCACATAGTCGATCAGGAGATGGCCGACTATGTGCAGCAGTACGTTGATTACGTCAAAAGCCACAGCGGGCAACACGAGTACGAGCAGCTAGTTGACTTCTCTGAGTGGGTGCCTGGTGGATTCGGCACTGCTGATGCGCTGGTACTGGATGGCAATACGCTGCGCGTTATTGATCTAAAGTACGGAAAGGGTGTGCAGGTTGACGCCTTCGAGAACACGCAAGGGCTTCTGTACGCACTTGGCGCTCTGTCTGACTATGAGTACATAGCCGAGATAGAAAAGGTCGTCATCAGCATTGTGCAGCCGCGCAAAGACTCTATAAGCGAGTGGGAGCTTAACCGCGACGAACTGATGAAGTGGGGCGAGTGGTTAAGCGAACGGGCCAACGAGGCACTATCCGATTCGCCGCAGCGCGTCCCGGGCGATGAGCAGTGCAAGTTCTGCAAAGCAATGCCTACCTGTCCGGCGCTGATGGATCTGGCCCACAGGGTCATTGCCACCGACTTTGACAACATGGACGCTGCTGACAACCCCGACACGTTAAGCGATGAGCGACTAGCGGAAGCGCTATCTGCCAAAAAGCTGGTGCTGTCATGGTTCGATGCTGTCGAGCAACACGCCTTCCAGAAGCTCGAGCGCGGCGAAGCGTTCCCAGGCTTTAAGTTAGTCGAAGGTCGCAGCTTGCGGCAGTGGGGTGACGATGCTGTTGCCGAGCAGACCCTGGTGGAATTGCTGGGTGACGACGCATACGAGCGCAAGTTGTTGAGCGTGGCAAAGGCCGAAAAGGCGCTTGGCAAAAAGCGTTCGGGTGCCATCGCTGATCTGGTAACAAAGCCCAGGGGCAAACCTGTCATTGTGCCCGATTCGGACAAGCGCCCCGCCATCGGGGCGAGCGAAGACGATTTTGAAAACATCGCTTGACCGAGTAAGCAAGATAAGCAATACTTATCCCTGTCGAAAGACAAAAACCCAAAACCAAAACGCTAAAAGGTGTACAAAATGAGCAAGGTTAAAATTCAAGCAGCCCGCCTTTCATTCCCCAGCCTGTTCAACACTGCCAAGTTCGGCGGCGAGGACACTGGTAAGTATGAAGCTACCTTTGTACTGGATAAGGTCGAACACGCCGATACCATTGCCAGCATCAAGGCCCAGATTGACAGACTGATGAAGGAGGAGTTGAAAAGCAAAATCCCATCTGACAAGCTGTGTTTGAAAGATGGCGACGAAATGGGACGGCCTGAGTTTGAGGGTAAGATGACCCTCAAGGCCAGCACCAAAAAGCGCCCGCTGGTTATCAACCGCGACAAGTCTGCCATTAGCGAGTCGGACAACATCATCTATGCCGGTTGCTACGTCAATGCGATTGTCAGCCTTTGGGCGCAGAACAATAACTACGGTAAGCGGATCAACGCCCAGCTCGACGGCGTCCAGTTCTGCCGCGACGGCGAACCGTTCGGGGATGGTGGTGTCAGTGTCGATGAGTTTGACGTCTTCGGTGGTGATGACACAGACGACTTTGACTTCTAAAAACCGCTAACCCATAAAGCCGCCTTCGGGCGGCTTTTTTAACGAGGCTACCCCTCTATGATCGTCATTGATACTGAATGCTATAAAGATTACTGGCTGCTTTCAGCCAAACACATCAACAGCGGTAAGGTTCGTCACTTCGAGCTTTACACCGGTCATCCGCTTGACGCCAAAACCATTGCTGCGATGATGCGCAGCCAGACCACCATCAGCTTTAACGGCAACGGCTATGACCTGCCGATGATTGTTGCAGCGTTGTCTGGATGGGATAACAAGGCCCTTAAACGGCTGTCTGACAAGATCATAAAAAGCGGTTTCCCATCATGGAAAATATGCCGCGACGAAAACTTGCAGATACCTTCCACCTGGGACCATATCGACATTATCGAAGTTGCACCGGGGCAATCGGGTTTGAAGATTTACGGCGGTCGTATGGATGCACCCAAGATGCAAGACTTGCCGATTGAACCTGACGACAGCGTTGCACCTGATATGCGCAAGGTGTTGCGCGACTATTGTGTCAACGACTTGGACACAACCGAACTTCTATACCGCCGACTTGAAAAGGCCATTGACCTTCGCGCCGATATGTCCAAGCAGTATGGTATGGATTTGCGCAGCAAGTCGGATGCACAAATTGCCGAGACGATTATCAAGTCTGAGCTGTCAGCCATTACCGGCAAGGAATATCGCGCACCACAACTGCCTGATGATTACAGCTTCCGTTACCTTGACCCCAAGGTAATCAGCTTCAAGACTGATGCGCTAAAGCAGGTATTCGAGCGCATTCTGTCTGAGCGCTTCACGCTTGGTCCTAACGGCTCGGTGCTGATGCCCGCATGGTTGCGCGAGAACAAAATAACCATTGGTGATGCCCAATACCAGATGGGTATCGGCGGGCTACACTCTTGCGAGTCGGGGCAGTTTGTAAAATGCGCCGATGATGAGGTTTTGGCAGATTGGGACGTGGCAAGCTACTACCCGAACATTATCCTGCAACAGCGCCTAGCGCCCAAGTCTCTAGGCGCGCCGTTCCTGCGCGTGTATCAGTCAATTGTTGAGCGGCGCATGGTCGCCAAGAAGACGGGCGATAAAGTAACAGCCGACACGCTCAAGATTGCCGTAAATGGTAGCTTCGGCAAGCTCGGGAGCAAATACAGCGCGCTCTATGCGCCCGACCTCTTGATTCAGACAACGGTGACGGGCCAGCTCGCTCTGCTCATGCTTATCGAGCGGCTACACCTTGCGGGTGTGCGTGTGATTAGCGCAAACACTGACGGCATTGTCGTGCATCATAAGAAGTCGCAGCAGGCCGATGTTGACGCGATAACCTGGGAATGGATGCTTGACACCAGCTACACGCTGGAGCGCACGGACTACCGCGCCATAGCCAGCAGGGACGTCAATAATTACATTGCTGTCAAGCTGGACGGCTCGACAAAAGGAAAAGGCTGTTTTGCCAGCGGCGGTTTACAAAAGAACCCCGACCAACCCATCATCTATGAGGCTGTCGCGGAGTATATCGCCAAGGGTACGCCGATAGCCAAAGCCATTACCGAATGCGATGACATTTGCAAGTTCTGTACGGTTCGCAGAGTTAAAGGTGGCGCGGTGTGGCGCGGTGAAAAGCTGGGTAAAGCGGTCCGCTTTTACCTGTCAACGTCCGTGGCGTCTGATGAGTGTATACACTACGCCACAAACAGTAACCGCGTTCCAAAGTCAGCCGGTGCCAAGCCACTGATGGACTTGCCAGAGAGGTTCCCCGACGACGTGGATTATCACGCCTACCTTGTCGCGGCTGAAAAGCTGCTGTGTGAAGTGGGGTACAAAAATGCTTGAACGAGACATTGAAAAGGCCCTTGTAAAGCGCATCAAGGCGCTGGGCGGCGAGTGTGAGAAGTTCACCAGCCCGGCACGGCGTTCGGTTCCTGACCGAATCGTGACGCTGCCAGGTGGCCGCATTGATTTTGTCGAGTGTAAACGCCCAGGCGAAAAGCCTACAGAAAAACAAAGCCGTGACCACGAAAGGCGCAGGGCGCTCGGCTGCACGGTTCTGGTCATCGACTCGCTGGAGGCCATCGACCATGCTTACCCGATCTGACCTGCATGAGTACCAGACGCGTGCGGTTGACTTTATCAAGTCGCGTAAGCGGTGCATGTTGCTTTTGGATATGGGCCTTGGCAAGACAACCAGCAGTCTAACCGCAGCATCTGACCTACTGGACGGCTGCGCGGTTGAGCGCGTGCTAGTCATTGCCCCGCTGCGCGTAGCCAACAGTGTATGGGCGCAGGAGTGCGATAAGTGGGCGCACCTTAACCACCTCAAGGTTAGTGTGTGCACCGGCCCAGAGCGAAAGCGCATAAGCGCACTGCAACGCACAGCAGACGTTTACACGATAAACCGCGAAAACGTACCGTGGCTGGTCAAGCACTTCGGCAAACACTGGCCCTTTGATGCCGTAATTGTGGATGAGTCTAGCAGCTTCAAAAGCAACAGCGCCCAACGGTGGAAGGCGCTCAAGCGCATATTGCCCGACACCGAATACATGGT